GCAGAGGTCCTTCGACGGGTCGGTTGTCCCGTTGCCGACACCGTCGAAGAACAGGCCGCCGGTGTAGGGGCAGGTGCCATAGACGAAGTGCCCGCCGCCCACGGTGCTCCACTGCCGGTATGTGTGGTCGCAGTGGTTCCGCAGCACGATCCGCTTCGGCAAGGCGATGCCCTGCTGGTCGAGGCCTGCAGCCAACTCGAACTCGATGATGTGCTTGTTGTGGGCTGACTTGCGATCGACCACGAAAATGTCCGGCTCGAAGATCGCGCTCGGGTCGGCGTTCGGCTCGCCATCGAGGCAGCTTTTGAATGTCTGCACCCGCTTGACCTGCGCACCGACGATGTCGCCGAACTGGATCACGAGCGCCGCGGCGAGGCCTCCAAGGTTGGATACGCGGAGCTTCGGACGCGGCAGCTTGCCCTGGCCCGACCATTCGTGGCCGGTCAGCTCGATCGGCGCCGGGACATATTCGACGCCGCCGAACAGCACCGAGCCCACGGACTCGAGTAGATAGGCGGCACCGGTCTGCGGCACGTAGGGCAGGGCTGATGCCAGGCCGACCGTGGTCACGGTCTGTCCGCCAACAACGGTGCTGCCGAAGCCCGTCACGGCGATCGGCGCGGCGAATGAGCCGTCCAGGTTCGCCGCCTGCGCCTGATACTTGAGCGCGCTGTTGCGGAGGTTCACCGCCTTGTCGAGCACCAGGGTCGTTGCGGTGGATCCGGCGCTCAGCACGCCATCGTCGCGGTAGTTCAGCACACCGGGCGTCCAGCGGTAGATATTGCCGGTGCCCTGCTCGCCGTAGATGTTCGTCAGCGCAGTGGTGTCGAGTTCCCACAGTTCCACGACCGGATCAGGGTCGAGTTCCTGGGCCATGCGCAGCACGGTGTCGCTCATGGTCGGAGACGTTCCTCGAAAGTCGCTTGGATGGTGTCGAAGTCATAGTCGGACTGGCGCGACCACTCGATTGCCTCCCAGATGCGCGGCGCGCTCTCGCGCGGCATGGTCCAGAGGAACCAGATGGCGAGATGCGCGCGCAGGAAGAACAGCAGCGCGTCGGCGTCGGACGGGTGCAGCTGCCAGGTCGCCTGATAGCTGATCAGCGAGAGGTTGATGCCGTCGGGACGGTCGAAGGTGGCGTCACCGTGGAAGTGGTTGGTGAGGATGCGCGGCTTTTCCTGCTGGCCGGCTGACGAGACCAGCGGAGGCATTGCGACAACGAGGGTGTCCAAGATCAGCGCCCGAACAGGTCGCCGCCCGGGCGTTTCTCATCGACGATCGTGCGGCGCGCTGCATCATGGATCGCGCCCTCGATCTGCTTCTGCATCGCGGCCAGGGCGGCAGGATCCAACTTGCCGTTCGGCCCAGCGGCGTTGCCGTTGATGGTGATCGGCGCATGCACCACGACTGCGGTATCGCCACCGCCGCGGATGCCGAGATCGCCGCTCGGGCCACGCACCAGGGGAATGACGGCCTCGGGACCGGCCTCGCCCATCATGCCGCCCTGCGCGTAGGCACGGAACAGCGTCGGATTGCTGATGATCTGGTTCGAGAAGGCGCCGATGCCGGGGAGGTTCATCATCGACGGCAGGCCAGGAACAATGCCGCCTTGAGCGAGGAACGAGGCTGCCTGGGCGGCAGTCGCAGGCCCGATGTTGACGACAGCCTGGCCGGTCAGTTCTCCGATGAAGTTCGTCCCGGCATTGCTCAGGTTGTTGAATATGTTGCCACCGCCACCGCCTACTGCGCCGAGCACGCTGCCGATGGTCGGGCGCGTGCCGCTGCCGGGAAACAGGCTGTTGAGCAGCGGGTTGATGATCGCCAGCTTGATCACCTCCTGGATGATCTGCTGGACGACCGTCTTCATCACCGACTGGAAGGTGACCGCTGCATCCTTGCCGCTGAGGAAGGCCTGCGCGATGGAATTGCCAATCGTGTCGAAGGCCTGGCTCGTCGCGTTGGCCAGTTCGTCATAGGAAGCCTTGAGTTCGGAGTTCGCGACAGCGGCGGCCGCGATGTCACCCTGGAGCTTGATGTATTCCTGGCCCAGCTTGCTCGTGACGTCCTTGTTCTCGTTCATCAACTGGTTGGTCGCCTGGAGCTCAGCGTTGCTGCGAGCCTGATCCTGCGGCGATAGACCGATATTGGCGGCCTGTTGCCCCAGCAGGCCGAGCTGCTGGCGCTGCTGGATGACGACGGGTTGCAGGGCCAACGTGTTGCGGAGCTTGACCTGCTTATCCAGTTCCGCCGTCAGGGCTTCGACCTGCTGCTTCTCCTCTGCGCTGCCATGTGCGGCGGTCGCGCGCACCTGGACGCGGGCCTTCTCCAGATTGAGCAGATGCGATTGCACGGCCGCGTAGGAGCCGTACGTATCCATCAGCTTGCCGAGCGCAGCTTCCTGTTCCTCCAGGGACGCGGTCTCACGCTGGGCTGACTCCAGCCCGACCTTCGCCTGCGAATTCAGCTGCGCGCGCACCGCCGCCATCTTCGCAGCCGCGGCCTCCTCGGACATCGGATGCAGTGGGTTCTCGGAGCGTTGCCGGTCGATCTCCAGCTGCGTCTCAAGCAGCTTCCGGTCGGCTTCCCCGAGCACACCGGCTGCTTTCGCCTGGTCCATCAGCGCCTGGGTCTGCTGCCGCGTCGGATCGACCGCGTTCTTGATGGCGATCGCGTTCTGCTCCATCTGCTGCGCGATACGCGCTTCACCCGGGGCGTCGCCGGCCCGCACAGCAGCCTCGCGCGCAGCCTCAAGCTGGTTCTGTAGGTTGACCAATTCGGTGATCTGCGCGCGCTGCTTGTCGAATGCCGCGCTAGCTGCCGCGCCCTCCTTGGCCAATTCCTCGAAGCTCTTGCCCGGCACCGTCGGCGCGGCCCCCCGGACAGTGAGCGTCTGCGCCGGCCCCAACGGCCCGCCGCCTCCGACATCGGAGGTGAATTGGCGGCCGCGGCTTTCCCCGGCGAGCATCTGGAGTGCCAGCGTGGTCAACCAGCTGGGCCAGCCGTAGATGCCGGCGATGTAGGCGACGCCGCCTTTGATGTCGGTCGGCAGCGCTCCGGTGTTCATGTTGGCGAGCTGGCCCATCTTCACATCGAGCCTGGCCTGGGACGCGGGGCTCGAACCGAAACCACCATAGGCCGCCTCGATCTCGCGCGGCGTGGTCGCGCCCAACTCGCTGAACAGCTTCTGGATGTAGGCGAGGCTGGCGATGAGGTTCGTGCCGGCGCTGAAGTCGATATAGCCTTTCGGGAAGCCCATACCTTCCGCGGTCGAGGGCAGGATCTGACCGACACCATGCCCTTGTAGCCACGGTCTATCGGCGCGGCTCTCATCGAGCAGGACAGAGGCGCCCGGCCCCGGCCCCGTGAACAGACCTGGGAACCGCTTCATCAGTTCCTCTTGCTGCACGTTGAAGGCGCCGCCGGGCATGTGCGAGCGGGGATCAAGTTCAAAGGATGGCGAACCTACCAGCCCTGATTGGTCCTTCTGGATCGCTTCGCGGGCGTCCTGGAACGCTTTCACCACGCGAGCCAGCGCGTTGATGATGTCGGCGGCCACCTGCGTCAGAGACTCGCCCACTTCCTGCGCCCAGGTCTTGCCGCTCTCGTTGGTCTTGGTCATCTCTTTCGAGAGGTTCTCGAACGCCTTCTGCAGCGGCGTGACGCCGGTGCTTTCTGCGGTCTTGGCGATGTCGGCGAGCTTCTGCAGGATCAGCGATGTCGCACCGGCACGGTCGCCCGTCTGCGCCATTTCCAGAGCTAGGCTGAGCGTCGCCGCATCGAACGCCTTGAAGCGGTCAGCGGCCTCCTGCGCTGCCTTGGCGGGATCCTTGAACGCATCGGAGGTGAGCTTGATCGCGGCCTGCAGGTCGCCGCCCATCGCCTTCTGCAAGTTCACAGCCATCGTGGTCAGTGATTCAAGGTCGGTCTCGGACACCTGACGGATCGCAGCGAAGGCGCTGGCGATCTTGCGGGCATCCTCGGACGAGGCAGTGGTGGCTGCGGCGACCCTCAGCGTGACGAGGTCAACGGCCTTCGCCATGTCGGCATAGTCATCGCGCGTCGCCGACAGCGAGGCGCGCAGCGCGGCCTGCTGCCGCAGATGCTCCTCGCCGATAACCAGCAGCGCCGTCAGCGCCGCGCCAACAGCAGCGATCCCGGCCGTGATCTGCACCCAAGCGGGCAGCGCACGAATGAAGTTGACGAACCCAGCCCCCAATTCCCTCAACGACGTGCCGGACGAGATCATCACGTCGGCGACCTGATGACCCTGCTGGATCAGCGTCATTATGATCGGCTGACCTGTGGCGAACCCCTGGAAGGTCTGGATCGCCTGGACGCCCAGCTGCCGCATCGCGAACTGCTGCTGCCCGGTCGTCTTGGTGAGATCGGAGAGACTTCGGTTCAAGTTGCCGACGGCGCTCCCGCTGCCCCCGGTTGGATCACGCTCCTGGAACGTCTGCAGCAGGTCGGCGGAGGCCTTCAGCCGTTGTGCCGTGGTGGCAGAGGCATCCACCATGCCCATGACCGCCTGCTTGGCGGCGTTGGCTGCCGGGCCGACGAGATTGAACTGCTTGACCAGGTTCTCGATCATGCCGGCGGACTGACCGAGCTTGTCGCGACCGTCCGCAACCGCCCGCATGATGTTCAGGTAAGCGGTGGCGAAGGCCGTGGCCTCCTTCTGGCCTTCGATCAGCTTGTTCTTCATGGCATCGAACGCGGCGCTGCTGCCAAGGAGTGCGCGCTGGATCTGCGCCGCGTTCTGCGTCACGGACGCAGAAACCTGCTGCATCCCCTCCTTGAAGCCGGAGGGGTCAAGCCCAGACGAGATGATGGTCCGCTTCTCGACGTCCACTACGGCTTACCTTGCTGCTGCTTCTGCCACTGGCGGCGCTGTTCCGAGGCCTCCGCTGCGGAGGCGAGATACAGCGCGTCGATCGTCATCAGCAGCCGCACCTCTGGCGCGGTGATGATGCTGCCGGTGAGCCCGGACCAGGCCTCGATCTCGCGATAGGTGAGCGGGTTGGGCGCCCAGCCATTCGAGCCGCGCACCCCACTGAGTTCACAGAACCAGCGCCACAGGTAGGCGAGTTCCAGAGGGCATTCGTGATCGCGAAGCTCGAAGGGAATGCGCCCACTCTGCCGGGCGAACGACTCAAGCTCGTCGCGGTAGGTGCCGTTGCCGTTCGGCATCGGCCGCCCGAGCTTAAATTCGTTCTCGGCAAACTCTATGAAGTAGGAGACGGACTCGGTTGGAAGTTTCCCAGGTCATTGACCCACGTCGCCCACTGATCGCGCAGCCACTTCGTGTCGGTGAACAGCTCGATCGCGTTCTGCTCGCTCCACGGCTCATCGATCGGCGTGCCATCCAGCAGCGCCAGGTTCCAGCCGGTCGTCAGCTTGCCCAGCTTCTCGACCACGCCTTCATCGAGGTCCTTGGCCGACATGCGCGGCACGCGCCTCCGCAGCGCCTTGGTGGTCTGCTCACGGTCGATCTCCTGACCGCGCTTGCTCTGCGATGCGTAGCCTTCGATCCAGCACTCCTCGCCGGTGTCCTCCCGCTTCAGCGGCTCCGCGGTGTAGGGATGCAGCACCGTCATCCGGACCGCGTTTTCCGCCAGGCTCAGGCCCGCAAACTTACCTGCCATGTCTCGTCCCTGCCGATGGGCGAGGGGCGACGTTCGGCACCGCCGCCCCTCTCTCCGGTGCGCGCCGAAGCGCTATCCCTGCCGAGGGATCTCGCCTACGCCTCTGTGTCGGCGATCTGGATCGTGGTCGCTGGCATACCGGCCGCCGAGCCGATGTATTTCAGCGCCTGGAGGTTGAACGACACCGACTGTCCGGACTCGCCTGTGATGTTGATCGCCGCCGAGCCCAGCTTCACGCGCGGCATCAGGATGGTCATGGCGGCTGCGTTCGGCTGCGTCGAGCCGGTCATGTAGAGCAGCAGGCTCAACTCGTTCTCGTTCACAAAGTCATCGATCAGGGTCGATGAATCGAGGAAGGACGTGATGGTGCCGGTGAGCGTCGCGCGGCCGAGGAAGATTTCCGCCGGGAAGTTCTGCCCCACCACATCGGCCTCGCTCGGCGCGAGGTTCATGGTCAGGTCGGCCGACGTGATCACGGCGAGCTTGACACCATTGCGCAGCAGCGCGCCCTGCACCGAGGTCATCACTGGCGTCGTCGTTGGCGCGGTCGGCGCGGTGAAGTAGGGACCGCTGACGGGCGAGTATTGCGCCCGGCCCATAACCGAGAATTCGACCGTCGCCATGCCGGTCGCCGGCAACGCGATCCGGTAGCTGCCCATGCGGCATTCCTGGTAGAGCCGTGCGATGTTGAGGTCGGAGTGATAGACCTCGAACCCGAACTTGCGGCGCACGAACCCGGTCGATGGAACGATCGTGGTCTTGCCGGTCTGCACGACGGTGAAGGTCGTGTCCGGCGTGCCGATGTCGGCATAGGGCGCCGGTATGACGGTCAGCGTGCGGTTCGATGTGCCGCCGAACGACTGGATGACGAAGTTGGCGCCATCGTTGGTGGAGGACGTGCCACCGAAGCGGATGATGCCGCCGACCTTAAGGCCGAGCGCAGCAGGATCGCCGCCGGCAAAGGTGAAGGTGCCCGCTGCCTTCGATGCGACGACGGAGGTCAGTGCGGTGTTGTCGAGCGACACTGCCGCTGCCCTGGTGTCGCGATGCACCGCCTCGAACAGGTCCATGTAGGTCGCGGGCGATAGCTCGCCGGCGACGTTGCCTTCGACGTGCTGCACGCCGTGGCGGAAGTCGGTGATCTGGTAGTCGGTGCGGACCTCAGCGCTCTGATAGGTGGCCTTGGCGAGCGCCAGCGTCGATGACACGCGGCGCAATGTCTGCCCACCACTCGCGCCAGGGATCGTGGTGGGATCGTCCAGCGCGTTCGCGGTGATGATGCCAGAGGGATACCCCTTGTACGCGATCCGCGTGCTGACGCCTTCCGAGAGAGGCATGTCTCAAGCTCCCATCATGGGTGAACGGCGTCGCCCTAGCGGCGGCCGGGAACAGGCGGATCAGCGCCGAACGGATCAGCCCAGGAAGCGGTATTCAAAGACCTGGAGGGCGCCACGGACGAACCAGACGCCATTCTCGTCGGGTCCCCAGTCGAAGCCGGACCCTTCGCCGATAAACGACAGATCGGCGCCGTCCCGATCTATCGTGCGGTAGGAGCGGAACACCCGCGTTGCGTCGTCCAGCAGGTCGAGCGCATCGTCCTCATCGCCAAGCAGGATCGACGTGAAGCAGCGCATCATCACGCTGCCAAACTGCACCCGTTGGTTCTGACCAGGACCGCCGCCGAAGGCGATCACCGACTCCCTGCCGAAGTCGATCTCGTTCCTGAAGAAGTGCGGCGTGCCGTTGCCGTCACGGCCGCCACTGACCGGATCAAGTGCCGGGATCACCTCGTTCGCTCGCCATGTCACCTGCACCGTCGCGTTCGGCCAACGCTGGTTCCAGACCTCGACAATGGCATCGCGGATGGTGCGGTAGATGCCGCGCGGCCGGCGGTCCCAGATGGTCGCGCCATCGTCCCAAACGGTCGCACCACCATCCCAAACGGTCGTTACGCTGTCCCAGAAGGACGTATTGCCATCCCACGTAGAGGTGCCCTTGTCCCAGGTGCTCGACATGGGTCACTCCAGTGGCCGGATCAGGATCGACGGGTAGCGGACCGTGGTCTCAAGCTGGCCGCGTCGGGTGCGCGGGGTGCTGGAAACGCGCCATTTGCCACCTTCGAAGTGCCGGGCGTGCATCCCGGCTTTGCTGAGCTGAAACGGGTTCGACAGATCGACATACTGGTACGAGATGATGGCGAGGTCGGAGAACAGCCGCCTCGCCACTATCGCCGTTTCCTCGACAATGTGCGGCGCCACCACCTTGACCCAGGGCCGACCCTGCGAGTCCTTGCCGACCTCCAGCCGGCGCGCATACGGCACTGAGGCGACGAAGCTGACCTCTTTGGTTTCGGTCGTGATGGAGGACATGAGCGATATGGGACCGGAGTTGACCGGCGCGCTGTCGATGTAGGTGAGCAGGCCAGCGATGTAGTTGCCTTCGCGCTTTGGTGACCGCTGCTGCAGGGCGTCCCAAGTGCGAACCGCGACCTCGGGCAGATAGTTCCAGTCGATGAGGATGAGGCTGTCGGGCTTGACGGCTGAGAGAGGGGCGTCACGCATACCGTCGATGACAACAGTCGGGATCGGCGCGACGCCGCCGCTACGCGCTGACTCACGAATGATGACTTCCTGCTTGGCCTGAACTATCTGCTGCTGCAGGGCCTGTATCGCGAGGTCCTCTGCCATTTCGCGCGTATCGACGTTGAGGCTGCGCTGGAAGGCGTCGAGCTGATCGGCGGAGAACAGGTCCGGGCTCGTCGCGCCCGGTACTGGTCGTCCGTTCTTCGACCACGACAGGATCTCTCGGGCGGAATACGAGCGCGGCATCAGGTGCCGCGCAGGGTCATGTCGTGCCTGGTGGTGATGCCGTCTACGTCGGAGCTATCGCAGCTCTGCACAGCCGTGGTGTTGACGCTGGTCGGATCGTCACCTTCGATGAGGACGACATCACCGCGCCGCGGCGGGCCGGGCCATTTCGCAGCAAGGATCTCCCGGTTGCTGATCACGCAGATCCGGTCGCCCTGGGCGTAGCCGCCGGAGGACTCGATCTGCAGGCGAAGCTCTGGTGTCCACTTGGTGACGCGCGCCGCGCAACGGACCTCGATGTAGAGGCCGCGCCCGGTCAGCCGGCGCAGTCGGATGTAGCGCCCGCCGCGTTCCAGCGTGTCCGCCAGAGCGTTCGTGTCCATATCAGGCGTTCTTGCTGCCGCCACCCGAAGTCGTGCCGGCACCGGCGGCGCCAGAAACGGTATCTGCACCGCCAGAGACGGTGTCGGCGCCGCCGAGCCCTGTCGTGTCGGGCGGCGGCGGCATCTGCACCGGCACCGGCGGCGGCGGCGTTTCCGGCTTGAAGCTCTCTCCGGCCGCCGCCTTGTTGATCCAGTCGTTGATCGGCTGAATGGTCTCAGGCGGTGCGCCGAGGCCGATGGCCTCCTGCACAGCGGCTTGCAGTGCGGCGAGTGCGTCAGCGTCCATGTTCGTCTCCATAGGTTGGGTCGATCATCGCCAGGAAAGCAGCGGGGTCGGGAAGAAGATCGCGAGCACGGCGAGGATCAGGATGACGGCCAGGATCGCCAGGGCGGCGGTGCGCCACGGCTCCCCGATTCCGAAGTGGTTGATGAGGAAGGCGACCAGGCCCAGCACGAGGACCAGGCCGAGCAGCTGGATCAGCGCATAGATCATGGGTTCCTCCCTACCAGCCGTGCCGCGTCATCCGCATCAGCACGAACACGGCGAGCACCATCAGCACCAGGAACAGGTTCACCGAACGGCAATGCGGCCAGCGAGCACCGTGTTCTGGTAGATGCCGGTCGTCAGCAGCTTCAGCCTGACCTGCGTGCCCAGGATGCCGTTCAGCAGCGTGTCGTCGGCGAGAAAGCTGTCGGTCACCGCGCCGATCGGCGCGGGCACATTCGCTGTCAGGTTGAAGATTCGACGGTCGGAAATGGTGTTGAACAGGCAGCAGGCCACGTCGATCGCCGTCGCGCCGCCATCGAGCGAGGTCTGCAAATAGGCCCGAATGTCCGCCAAGTCGCTCGTGCCATAGCGGAAGTCGAGCAGCACCGACATCGAGGACATGCCATCGAGGCCGGTCACCCAGGCGCCGACATAGACACCGGGCACGGTCACAGGGAAATCGCCACCGTCGATGCCGGTCAGCGCGTAGTTGCCACCTGAACAGCTGCCCACCATCGTTCAACTCCAGCGCATGTCGATGTGGCCGATCAGCAGTCCGGTGACCTCTGGCGGCAGCGCGCCGTTGTCCCCGACAGCACCGATCCAGTACGTCTCGGCCTGCACACCAGGGATGTCGATCGACCGCAGCGCCGGATCGCGGCGCGCAGACGTGGAGCGGTGTCGGAGCAGTGTGATGCAGGCCTGCTGCACGTCGGCCGGCACATCGTCCGTGGTGGCGTAGCCGGCGGTGTAGCTGACGCTGGTCGTGTTGCCAGCCCACCAGGACATCAGCAGCGCATCAGGGTTGGATGACGTCAGTGGGTTGACCACAGGCTGATCGCTGCAGTCGCCGTTCAGCCGGTAGAGCAGGCCGTTATCGCCATTGAGCAGCCACTGCGCGTCGGTCAGGTCCGTGTCGCCTTCGCTCACCGCGGCAACGTTGCTGACTGGGTATCGCGACAGCACCAGAGGCCGGGGAGTGTTCCAGTCCCCGTAGTAGAGGCCGAACCATATGCTGTGCCAGGTCTCGGTGACGGTCTCCTGCCGCCACACCCGCTTGGTATAGCTCGCGATCGCCGCCGAGGCCTGGGTGATCCAGCGCTTCATCTTGGCGTCGTCAGTGCACGGGAAGCCCAACTCAATCCGCGCATCCTCGAGCGAGACGAGGTCCTGGTCGGGTGCCTTCTGCGTCACCACCAGGGTGCGGACTTCCGTCATCAGGCGCGTCGGAAGGCGAAGGAAGCGATGTGATCGCGGCCCAGCACGGTCTCGATCCAGTTCGTCTCCAGCTTCCACCAGCCAAGTTCGTTCATCGCGCGCACGAACCCATCCACAGTGAAGTACCAGCAGTGCTCGTCCGGCCGGAAATGCCGCGAGCGCAGGACGTGATCGAGGTTCTCGAACACCGGCAACGCGACGAACGCGCGGAACTGCACATTGAGCAACAGATCGGGGAAGTCGGGCATGTGCTCCAGCACGTCCCACATCGACACCGCCTGGCAGGGATCAATGCGCGGGTTCCAGTAGCGATCGTGCTGTAGCAGCCAGCGCACAGCGGCCGGGTTGATGTCGTAGCCGAAGGTGTTGGGCCGGCGTTCAACGAAGTCGCCGCACCCGATCCCGACATCCACTACGGGGCCACACGGCCAGTGGCGCTCTATGAGCCTGGTGCGGGCAATGCTGAGCGCGAACCCCATGGTCGTCTTGGCATAGCCCTCGTACTTCGCGAAGTACGCCTCGTCGTAGGGCGCGGCCGACTGATCGACCGGGTAGTAGCCGAAGCCGAATTCCTCCAGCCAGATCAGGCTGCGCGGAGCATCGGCGCAGTCCCAGAGTCGAGGCAGCGACACCAGCGCGTCCACTGCGCTTGCAAATTCGGGATGGTCTTGTTGCACGAGTGGTGCATGTCCATGCATCGACAGAAGTCCTTTGGTATGGCGAAGCCGATCCGGTCGACTTTCATGCGGGGATCCAGCAGCACCCTGGGGGCGTTCATCCCGCCATTGCCGCCGAGCACGATGAAGGTCGGCGTGTGCAACGCGATTGCCGCCGGGACGATCCAGCCAACGCCTCCGACCACCACGGCGGCATCGCGCACTGTCGCGAGCAGCTGACGGGTGTTCAGCTCGCCATGCGTCAGCGCGAGGTTGTGTGGCGGCATGATGCCGTGATCCAGCAGCTCGCGGTCGGTCTGGATGTCGCACACCACGACGACAGCGAAGCCGCGGTCTTTCAGGTCGCCGGCAATCTCAGCGACATACTCGGCTTTCGGGTTCCTCGCCTCGTTGTCCCACTCCAGCCGCCGCAGCACCGGGCGGATCAGCGCCAGCGGCGCGCCCCCTGTATCGAACGGACACTCGCCAAGCGCCGGTAGATCCCACACTGGCGATCTGCCCAGACGTACCGGCAGCTTGACGGCCATCGCCGCGAATACGTTTCGTGTCTCAAGCTCGATGGGGCCATAGCCGAGCGCCACCTTCGGGATGCCATGTGGCGGCTCGACCCAGCGTGACTCCGGCTGCCGCCGCACATTGCGCATCTGCAGCCGCAGTCCCTTCTCCCCACGCACGAAGTGCAGGGGCAGGTCCTCGTAGAGCTCGGGCCATGGCGTCTCCAGGAACACGGTCCGCAGGCGCGCGGTATCGGCGATGGCTGGCCGGATGTAGATGGCGTCGCCCAAACCCCAGGGCGCCTGGATCAGTAGCGGTGGCTTCATCGCCATCGGCCAGAAACGATCAGCGCCACGAGGCTTTCAGGCGAGGCATTGCGTGAGTAGCTGTTCCTCACGCGCATTTTTCCCAATAGGTGACGGGTCGCCCCAGCTGGGCCTCGACCTCGCGCAGGTAAGCCTGAAAGCCGCCTAACGGCGCCGCGGCGGTGGCTTCTTCGGATCGGCGACCACCTTGATCTTCGTTGCCTCGTCCACCACTGCAACTGCCAGTCCCGCCCGGACCAGCTCCCTCGCGCGATGCTCGCTCGCCTCGAAGCGCTGGCCCGGTGAAACCTGCCCTTCGTGATCTGGGTTCCACCAGGCCCTCAGGGCTTCCAGCAGCATTTACGGCAGCGTGCCGTAGATGAACGCCTGCGGCCGATAGACGCAGAGCGCCAGCCGTTCCTCGCAGCGTATCGTGATCATGTTGCGGGAGAAGTTGTCCTCGTCCTCGGTGGAGATCATCACCTCGATCGAGAGCCGGTCGAAGATCTGCGCGCCCAACTGGAACGCACCGGTGAGGAAGTGGCCAACGATCATCGCCGGCGTGTCGACCACTGGTAGAGTCCACAGCCGCTTGGCGATCTGGTTCTGGGGATCGCCCACGAGGTAGCGCTGCATCCCATCCTTGGTCAGCTCGATCTTCGCCCAGTCGGTCGGGTGCAGCACGTAGCCAGAGGCCGGATAGAGCGCGAGGGTGGCCTGCAGCGAAGCCAGCCGCAGCGTGTCGATGGCCTGAGGGTTACTCGGGGCAAACGCGGCAGAGTAGGGACTCGCCTGCGGGATGATGCCCAACAGGTGCTGCCCGGTGCCATCGCCGTACAGCAGCTCGTTCTCCTCAACGTACTTCAAGCCATAGCGCAGCCGGCCATCGACATAGCTCTGCAGCTGCGGCGCATCGTCCATGATCTGCCGCGAGGCCTTGGTCCTGTGCGCGATGGTGCGCACCGGCACCGAGCGCAGATCGAACTGGATGTCCGTCTTGGGCTTGAGTGCGCCTTCCGACACGACCGAGGCGCTGGTCGCGGCGGGATCCGAAGTCTCCACGGGATATTCGATCGCATTGCTGTTCGTCGTGCCCGGTGTGATCAGATCGCGCACGACCAGCTGGCGCATCGGCGGCATGACGATCGGCTGACGATCGGCGATCACCAGGGAACTAGTCGGCGATAGACCCGTTCCCCACAGCCCCGTGCCGCTGAACAGGTCCTTCAGTTCGATGGTGATGCGCGCCTGGCCGGACTTCGACGCGCACAGCGCCTTGACCTGCTCGTTCTCGATGACGTGCTGGCCGAGGCTCTTGAGGTCGGGCGGTTGATCGCCGCTGCCGCGACGCGAGACCTTCTGCTCGATCTCGGTCAACCGCTGGCTGATCTCGTTCATCGTGGACAGCGCCTTGTCGGCGTCGGCCTTCGTCGCCTCGTTCATCTTGCCGAGGTTCTTGATCTCCTTGTTCGCTTCCTCGGCGAACTTCTTGACGTTGTCGGTCGCGTCCTTGAGGTCGATGCTGAGCTTCTTCAGTTCAGCTTCGGTCGGGATGTCGCCACCATCGGGCATGGTCAGTCTCCTAGTTTTGGAAGGGTGAAGCCGCTGAGGGCACCGCGTAGTTCGCCGAGTGCCTTCAGCCTCGCAGCCGCTTCGTCCTCATCCCGAGGAGTGGCAGTCTTGAAACCGCGCTCCGCGATGGAGCGCGCTTCGGAGTTCGAGAAGCCCAGCTCCCGCAGGGATCGCTCCAACTCGCGAATGGTGCCCGGCTTCGACTTCGTCGATGTGGGCATGTCGTTGCCGGTGATGTGCTTGTAGGCCGTCCTGATGTGGCCGGTGATCTGGTTGCGCTCGTCCGTCGTCGGCGCGTCGCCGCCGCCCATGCAGGCGAGGCACATTTCGTGCGCGTGCACCAAGCTTTCGGCCGCGGCCGCGGTGTTCGGCATCGACATCATCGCCTTCACGGCCTCGACGCTGGCAAGACGGTTCGCCGGATCACGCACCGGATCGACGGAGAACAGGTCGATGGAGCGCAGATACCGCTTCGGCTCGCCGGCGGCGGCCTTCTTGTTGCGCTCGACGCCATCCCCGCGCCCGCTCCACGCGATCGACAGGCCCTTCAGCACCTTCTTCTGCAGTAGCTTGTGCAGACGCGCGACGTCGGGGTGCTCCAGCGCGATCAGGTTGCCCTTGACGTGCAGGCCCTTGGTGTCCGG